CGTAGAGACGACCGATTTCACCGAGCATGAAGTTACCTGGAGCAGCGTACTTTGTTACTTCAATGAACTCTGGGAGGTCACGAAGACGACGGCTCTGGTGAGGGTGAACGAATGCGACGTAAGTCTCACCCAACCTTGGGATGTTCTTTGTTGCCAAGGTCTCTACAGCGTCCTTAACGGTACGTGTTGAGAGGTATGAAGCACCGGTCATTGTTGCACGTGAAGTAGCTTCTGTGCCGTATGCATACCAGTTGTTGACAGCAGAGAGGTTTGAACGATCTTCACCGTAGATGACTGAAGAAGCAGCCATGAGTGTGTCACGAGCCTGGCCATCAAGGTAGAGAGCCATGTTACGTCCAAGAAGACGTGATGCTGATGCCATAACGTCATCAAAAGATGCGTTGAGGAGGAGCTCAGATACTGCGATTGCGTATCCTTGTTCTGCAACTGTGATTGAGAACTGTTGAGCTGTAAGTGCGTTTGTTGACATACGGACACCTTCAACGAGTGTTGAAGCGTTGCCGAGGTTGTTGTAACGCATGAAGTTGATCTGGAGACCAGGTGCGACGCCTAGTTCTGTCTTCTTAACAGCGAACTGTTCGAAGCGAAGGATAGGCATTGACTGGAATAGAATTTCCTTAGACCAGATGGTCTGAATTGCTTGTGTAAGCTGGCTGTTTGCGCCAGAATACGCTGTAGGTGCTGCGGCTAAATTCCCGGTACCTGTCACGGCTGAGGCCATGTTATTACTCACTTTCCGTTGTAGTTTGTATACATTCTATGTAGGATACTGCATTTTTAAGGCTGTCGGTGTTATCTTTAAAACTACCCAAACCTATGTTACAACTGTTACATAGTAATCCTCTTATTTTACCTGTTTCATGGTCATGATCTACTTTTAAGTCTTCTGGTAAATTTGGTGTCTCTTTACAGATACCACAAACTCCATTTTGCTTTTCTAGTAGAGCATTCCAATACTCTAATGAGAGATTATACCTATGTTTTAACATAGTAACTCTATTTATATGACCACGCCTATATGCTAGTTTTGCCTCTGGATCTTTCCAATAAACATTCTTAGCTTTACTGCGCCTACAATCACGGCAATAGTATTTACGCTGTTGCCAGTAGTTTTCTGTCATATCACTATGAGTTGTTTTACAAGTTGGGCAAGTGACTTTTAGCCCTAAAGGCATTGATTCACGAACACTTCTTGTAGAACTCATAGATTTTTTTTACCCGAAGATTCCCTTGTTGCGATCATTTGCTGCTGTTCCCAACAGACGTGATCGGTTTTTTGCGTAGTCAGCTACCGACATAGAAGCAATTTGCTCCGGTGTATACGATTGTTGGTCCGAATTGTTTTCCAAAGTTGGTGGCAAGGTGGCCCTTGTACCGGTCATTTCCCGACGCACTTGCTGATTAGCCTGTGTCATCGCTTCCAAGAGCTTAGAAGTTTTCTCCTTAAGCTTGGAAATACTCTGTTCAATCTCATCTACACTATTTCCGGCGATCATATCAATCAGCTCGGGTGCGATGTTTTCTTGCTCTTCACTAATGCGGCGATTGAGATACTGTGATAGTTCAGCATACTCACGCTCACGCTCTAGGAGAGCGAATGCACGTTCACGTTCTAGGCGCTCTGCTTCAACTTTAGCTGCCCACTCTTTTTCCTTAACTTCAAGGAGTTGGCGGACATCCATGTCAGCTTCAAGCTTCTTACGCTCTGCTTCTGCTGCGGCTTCTTGAGCTGCACGAGCCTCTGCTAGACGTTCTTCACGATCTTTCTTAAGAAGATTAAGCTCTTCCTTAAGAGAATCAATCTGTGGATAAAGTTTTGATTTTTCTTGCTCACGTACTCGTTGCAAGTCTTGCTCTGTGTAGCCCTTTGCTTCAGTGAACTTATCTTCAGCCACTGCCTGCTGTGCTACAGGTGCGGTATGGTTAACTTCAGATGCGAAAGCATCTTGAGCCACTGCACTGTCTACTGCTGTTGAGTTTTCTGACATGCTTATTCCTTAGGTTTGAGAGGTCGTTGTCCGAATTAGTGCCACGATGACCTGCGGGTTTTGTTTAGTGGTATATAGCCTCGCAAACTATGCGATGTTTGTCAGGCTAAATTACTTATTTTCCTCTGAGTTTGGAGTATCTGTCTGATCGTTAGATACGCCTCGTCCAGGAAGCTTTGTTCCATAAGCCTTAGTTACAAGCTCAGCTTGCATCTGGGCCAATGTGTTCTCTTCAAACGGTGTGATAACTCCAGGTTGTCCTAGAGGGCCAGGGCCAGTTCCATCTGCTGGAGCTGCTCCAGGAGGAAGAGTTCCATCAGGCATCATACCAGTTAATGAGGTAATTGCTGAAGCGATCTGCTGCTTGATGAGGTTGAGGGCACCATCAGCCTTAGCATCTGCAATAAGTTCTGCACGGATCTCTTCAAGCTTTTCATCTGGGAACTCTTCGCCAAGCTGGCGTAGAGCACCTTCACGAGATTCAAGATTCATCTGCATCTTGGCTTGGATTTCCTGCAAAGTAATAAGTTTATCTAGAGGTAGTGGAGGTGGGAAGTGGATTACAGACTCATAGGTCAAAGGATCGTTTAGATCCAAAGCTAGGAGCTGTTGATCCTTAATAGGTCCATTTACATCTGGGTTGTATACAAATGCCTCTGGCTCCTTGAAAGCAAGGGTTAGAAGAACTAGCTCATTAATACGGCGGATACCTTCGCTGTACTGAACGATCTTCTGGTTGTAGCGGTTCATCAAAGGCTGGTACTGGATAGCTAGAGCAACGCCTGAGGTATTAGAGATTGGCTGTACTTGACCAAGAGCAGTCTCCGGTACTCCGACCATCTCATGCATAGCGCTCTTAACAACCTTTAGGTACTCAAGGGCGCCCTGTAGGCCAGCCCCTCCGCCTTCTAGGTTCTCTACTCGGGCATCCTTTGGAAGACCTCCCCAAACTTTCTTAGGGCCCTTCTCAAGTGCTGATGCCTTAGCACCAATAATTACTGTAACCGGAGCAGCATGGTAGTTGACGATATCTGCGATATCTGTTGCTACTTCGTTATAGTTACGATTCAAAACAATTAGATCATGACAATCTGATAGACCCCATGGGGATCCTGAAACCATTACATTGGGGATATGAATGATCGGTACGACTCCAACAGGATTAGGGCGAGAGTCAATGAGTTCATCGTTAATGTACTCCTCAATACGATCATCGGTCAAGATTTCTGTATATGTGTAAACCTGACGTGTTCCCTCAATAGAGGTGCCCCAGAAACGATACTTGAGCTTAAAGCGGATCAAGCGTGAGCGATCATGTGGGTGGAACTCTGGGAAACAAAAAGATGAGTTCAGGGGAAGAATACGAACTCGTCCTGGATGCATACGTCTAACAGAATCTTCAAAGCCTTCTTCATAAGCTACTTTAACAAAGCAGTCTCCAGAGACTCCGCCTTGCTGGCCCATCTCCCAAAGAACACCATGCTTGTTGTTATCAATCTCCCAAGCACGCTTTAGGATATCTGGAACGATTGCTTCTGTTGCAGTTGGGCTGCGAAATGAAACTCCACGACTAAATGTGAAGTTAGTAATAAAGTCTGTAAATGCACGATAGTAGTTATATACCATCTGTGATTCGCCAATTTCACGGCGGTAGGACCAGTGATGCCCTAGATACATTGCCCAGTTAAGTGAGTAACGATTTAAACGTGGACCATGTACTTCAAATTCTTCATCAGCAAGTTCTACAAGACCAAGAGGTGAAATTGAGATGGTTAAGTCAGATGACGCCGCCCTATAGGACGGAGGTGAAAAATCTACACCACCACTCATTGATTAAGTCCGTTCATTTGATTTGCCCCCGCATGCCAGTCTCTGAAAGTTAAAGTTCACCAGCCCCGGAGAAAGGGAACGGGGCTGGGAACTAGGATTATTCTACAGTACTTTAGTCGTTTACTGATGCAGGGTTCATACGAGCTTGACGTGAACCGTTGCGGATTACTTCTTCAATTACGACTGTTGAGTGATCTCCGAAGTTACCCTGTGAGAACTCACCAAGGAATGTTGGAGCTTCTACCCAAGCTGCTGAACCGACGTGAGCACGCTCACGCATTGTCTCATCAGCATACTTCTCAAAGACGTTTAGATTGTGGTTAGGACGTCCATCTGGAGTGTCGTAGCCCTGATCCAAACCAACTTGGAAATCATTTGGGACATCTGTGTCTGTTGCAATGCCTTCTTCAAAGCGAAGTGGTCCACGAAGACCGGCTGTTGCAGGGGACATCTTGCGTTCGTATACGTTACCAGGACGCTCAGGATACTGAGGTGTTGGTGCGATATTTGGTGTTGCCATTGTTTTATCTCCTATAGGATAAGGGATTGAGGTTCCTCAGGGTTAATTCTGTCTTGTAGTAGGTGTTTTGTCATAGTAAATTAGAAGAAAGGATTAGAGCTTACCTCTACGGTAGGCATAACCATCTCTTGTGTTAAAGAGCAAGCTAAGGCCAAGGAATCCACAAAATCATCGTGTGCATGGGCCTCGTCAGGGGCTGCAACCATAAAGTTAGGTCCTTTGTACTGAACCTCGGCATCTGTCATCTGCTGATAGAACTTCTTCCAGATACGTAGGCGACGGGTCTTAGCGTGGGAAGGCCATGAGACCATCTGACGTTGGATCAAGGCTTGTAGGTGCTTCCAGCGCTTGGATTGTTCAGTAGGGCTTGAAGTAACTGGCACAACCTCTGCACGTGGCATCAAAACCTTTAAACGACCGGCTACTGCGTCACCAACACCGTTAGCATCTACGCCGATAGCTAGTACGTCATAGTTGCCAAGGAACTGCTGAATCTGGAAGTATTGCTCTTCCCAGTCATCTCCTTGAAGCTCCAACCAATTAAGCACTCTATGATCATAGTAACCATATTCATCTGGGCGATCCCAGTCTACCCAGACAACAGTAACAACAGTTGAGTCCATTTTACGTGCTGGGTCAATCCCAACCACTACAGGTGAGCGGTGCCAAGACTTAACAATCTCCTGGGAAGTATCCCCAAGATCATCCATTATTCCGGATGTTACGAACATACCACGCTCAAGCAACCACTTACAGTTGTATGACATCTGGAATTCGTCTGAATCCTCGCCAATACGAAGCATCTCTTTCTTGATGAACTTATCGTAGTTAGATTGGATCTTAGCTACATCTTTCCAGTCCCATTGGAAATGGTTCTGCTTGGCATTACGTCCTTGAGTCTGACGTCGCTTGTTAAGGGTAATAGAACGATAGAAGCCATTCTTGTGGGTTGTAGGCGTACCCGTCTTAACGATAGTGGCGTTGTAGTACGCACCCATAGGAGATATAGATTTAGATACTACAAAGTCATCTGCCTCTTGACACTCATCAATAATAATGAGGTGGAATGACTTAGATTCAATCTTAGCTCTTGGGTTTGCAGTCATCATCATAATCGTAGAGCCAGACTTCTTAAGCTTAAGGTTTCTTACTACGCCTGGAGTTTTGGTAGGGATATCGTCAATCTCCGGGTCACCAAAGACTTCCATAGCCCTTTCAGAGGTAAGGCGAGATACTGTACGTGAGTAAAGTGTTTCAACCTGGTTTTGAGTTGGTGCAAACATACCTACCCAAATACCGTCGCCAAACTTACCCAATAGCTCTGGATACATCCTAGCTAGTCGTGGAAGGATGACCATAAGGGTCGCCACAGTATTAGCGATAGTTTCTGACTTACCAGACTGACGTGAAGCAAGTGCTGTGATTTCTTCACCATCATTGATGATTACAGACTCAATTACACGGCGTGCTAAAGGCTCTTGGTATGGGTGTAGCTTGTGTCCTACAAGCATCTCCATAAAATCCATAATCTTATTGATAAGTACTTTTACAAACTCTTTGGAGAGCTCATCTAACTCATCCTCTTGATCATCTTCAAGAAGGGGACTATATTCTTCGTCCTCAAGCTCTTCTTGCTCTTCCTGCTCTATCTCATCGAACTCGTGTTCGCTCACTTAGGGAATCTTTCTTTTAATGTTTCAAGGATTGCGTGGATGGATTCAGCCCCAACTCTTGCCTCTTCTAGATGAAAAGCCTCATCGGTCTTTTGCCAGCTAGATAGATTACGTCCAATTGAATATAGGACTTGGTCTGACCAGGTAAGTAGCTCCTGTGTTGATAGCTTAGCTACTCTTTTCTCAATACGGGTTTTAGGCCGCTCTTCTTTTTTCTTAAACATCGTACTCTTCGCCCCTTACATTGTCCCAATCAAACTCATCTTGCTCTACTGGCCTTCCAGCAATAGCGTTTGTCAAAGCTTGACTTTCTTCATATTGTGCAACCCATTTACCTAAGACAATAGATAGTCGGGTAAAAGGAAGTCTAAATACTAAGCCTTTACCAAATCTAAATGGGTCTTCAATTTCCTGTGTAGTTGATGTTTCAAAGATAACTTTAGGCTTTAATGGATATACCATTACATGCCAAAAGTAGTTCTTTCCAAAATCATGCGTCTGAGCCATCTTCTTCTTCCATCTCACATTGGTGTGTGGAGAGCTCATACTCCATCACTAAAGCTTCACAATCACGGCACTTGTATACCTTAGGAGGGCTAAAATTATTCTGAGCAGTAGCTCCTTCTAAAATGTCGTCTTGTCCAGGCCTATGATAATCATGGACCACTTCTGGACGCATAAATATCTCGGGAGGAAAAGGACCTTTTGCAGGTTGAGAGGAACTGGGGACGGGATGTCCCTGTTTGGTAGGAATACGCTCAATTGTCATAGTTTGCCCTTTTCTCTATAGGATCTTATATTACACCACATTACGGTTTGCCATAACACCGTAGTTACAGATATACTAAAGGCAGGAGTTAAACCTCCTACACTAACAACGAAACAACAGAGTTGCAACTAGCTTGGCAGACAGACGCCAGGCTATTTTTATTCAAGTGACAGTTGGATAAAGATTCGGGTTGGCTCTCTAGCCTAGGAGATAGTGTGAATTTATATGACAAAAGGAATTATCTAATCCTTGGGCTTGTAGCCCTCCTATCATTTGGGAACCTAATAGCTGCTCCAGCAAAGGCAGCAGCCCCCATTATAGGAAAATGCCTAACCCCACTAGGCGAGTACAGACTAGCCAAAAAATTAAACCCAAAGCAGCTTT